ATTATGACTTGACCACAGGCAACCACGAAGTGGCAGTATCGACAGGGCCAAGTTACACCACGAAACGCGAGGAGGCTCGTGAAGGGCAGATCGCTTTATTCCAAGCGGCACCGCAAGCAATGTTGCCAGCTTTGCCAATGATTATACGTGGTATGGATTGGCCTAACGCTGATAAAACTGCCGATGCGGTTGAGCGTGGGTTGCCACCTGAATTGCGTGACCCCGATAGGCAAGAAGATCAAATGAGGGGAATTCCACCTGCATTACAGGCGCAGTTGCAGCAAGCGCAACAGATGATTGAGCAGTTAGGCGCGGCACTACAAGAGGCGCAATCAGCTGTTAATGATAAACAGGCCGAGGCTCGGTTGAAAATGGGTGAGCTACAGATCAAGGCGCAATCCGCTAAGACGCAAGCGGAAAAGAACCAGATAGACGCTCAGGTTAAGGCCGAGGAATTGCAGCTTGAGCGTGAGAAGATGGCGGCGGAAACCGCGATTGGGCAGCAGCGGTTGGAGCTAGAGAAAATCAAATACATGGCAGAAATTCAGCGCGGTACAGCAACGACTGAGGCCACAAATAAAGAGCAGTCTACGCCTAATTTGGGGCCGAACGCGCTTCAGGGCCACGCTATGGACATTCAGGCGCAATCCGAAATAGACGCGCAGCAAGGGCAGATTGAGAACGAGTTGAAGGCAAAAGAGATACAGGTTCAGCAGCAGGGTGTCGAGGTGCAGGCTGCGAATATACAATTGCAGCAGCAGAACATGGAATTAATACTGCAAACGCTTGCGACCATGCAGGGCAGTTTTGCGATGTTATCATCTGATATGCGCGCACCAAAAACAATTCAAGTTCAACGCAATCCGCAAACAATGCTCATCCAACAGGCGACGGTGCAATAATGGCTGATAAAAAAATATCACAATTAGCGGCTGCGGCGGCACTCACTGGCACTGAATTACTGGAGCTGGTACAAGGCGGCGTGAACGTTCAATCGACGGCACAAGCTATTGCTAACCTTGCGGGCGGCGCGGGCAATATGCTGAAATCAACCTATGACGCGGCGAATATCAACCAACAGCTTCTTGGCACCACGGCAACTCAAACCATCACTAATAAAACCATCAGCGGCGCTAGCAACACTCTGACGGTGCGCCTTGCGAGTGATGTGACTGGTAATCTGCCCGTTGGTAATCTTAATGGCGGAACCAGTGCCAGCGGAACGACCTACTGGCGCGGTGACGGTACATGGGCAACACCTGCGGGCGGTTCGGGGGATATGCTGAAATCGACCTATGACGCTGCGAATATTTCGCAGCAAATGGCGGGCTTAACAGCGGTACAAACGCTGACCAACAAAACCATCAGCGGCGCCGATAATACGCTGACGGTACGCCTTGCGAGCGATGTGATAGGCAATTTGCCCGTGGCAAATCTGGCGGCTGGCACGGGTGCGAGTGCAACGACCTATTGGCGTGGCGATGGCACATGGGCAACCCCTGCGGGCGGTATGTCAATTGGTGGGGCAATCACCAGCGGTACAGCAGCGCGCATTCTTTATGTCGGAACGGGAAGCGTTTTGGCTCAGGATGATGATTTCCTGTGGGACGATTCAAACTTTGCGCTTACGGTTCGCAATACTAAAATCTACGGCGCGACATTTTTCGACCAATCAAGAATAGATTTATTCGAGGCCGCCACGAACGGTGTTAGCAAGGTGACGCTAAGTGCAAACGCAAGCATTGCCGCTAACTGCACTGTTACCTTGCCCGCGATTGCATGCTCTATCGACCCTAGTGTGGGCGTGGTGGCCGTAGCTGGGTTAGGCTCCGCATCACCATCAGGCAAGCGTGGATTTGTTACTGACGCATTAGCGCCCACATTTGGAGCAACGGTGGCCGGCGGAGGGGCTGTATTTACACCAGTTTACAGCGATGGTACTAACTGGAAAGTTGGTTAAGATGCCGATTAATCACACGGTAACGGCAACAGGCCCGAATGACCCTAGCAAGCAGGTGAGCGTAAATGCGTGGAATGCCAGCCACACGAGTCCCGATATTGCGGATGTGACGGGACTGACTGCGGGGCTTGCTGCCAAACAGGCCACGCTGGTATCTGGCACAAACATAAAAACCATCAACGGAGCATCGTTACTTGGTTCGGGTGATTTTGAGTTATACGGTGGCTTAAGGTCAACACTAACCCCCGCAGATTTCGGCTGCAAGGGCGAGTACGAGGCTCGCAGCCAGGGGATATGGGATGGGACGTATTTTAGCGATACTTACTTTAAGTTCGAGGCCAAGCACGTTGGTTGGTCGTTTTGGCAAGACGGCAACGCACGCACGATTACCGCAGTCACGCTTGATGGAAAAGCAACGTTAAGCCCAGCGGGTTACGGCACTAATGATATCAACTGGCGCATGATGGGTCAAAACGATACGGTATTTTTTCAAAACTTTCTTGACGCACTAAGCCCCGATTATGACGCGGGCAACCCATCCAATACTTTTGATGAACCTGTAATACCATTAAACGGAACGCTGAAGTTCGGCAAGGTTGGGCTACTTACACCGGGCGTTAGTTATCCAGTTAGCAACTCATCTGCGCAGTTTTCAGGTGGTAAATTATCGGCGCTGATTGTGCGTAGGCGCACTGCCGTTACGTGCTTATCTGATAGCGAACATGGCGCGAATATCGTCTTGATGCCCGGCTCTTATGGTAGCGTTTTGGGGAACAAAAGCACATCGTCGTTTACTGACTTTGTGACCTTGAGTAATTTCACGATTGTATGTGATGGTGACTATTCAACAAATTCCCTTTACGGGCTGCACTTTCAAAACCCATACGGTGATTACGCAAAAACTGACCCCTACGTGCGCTTTAAAAACCTTCGCGTCGAGCGCGCGCGTTTGCATGGATACTTCATTAAAGGTAAGGGCGAAATAAAAATCCGCGACTGCGATGCATTTAACTGCTCAGGATATGGGATGTTTATAACGGGCCAGTTTGACTGCTCGTTGATAGGCGGTCAGTTCGGCGGCTGCGGCCTAACAGGTCTAAGAGTAGATAGCCCCGGCCCAATACAGATAACCGGTATTAAGAGTTTCTTCAACGGCTCGGCGGGCGGCAGTAACGATGAAGATTGCGCCAATCTCGTGGTAGAGAATCTCACGGGCGACTTTCATGCTGGCGGTGCGTTTATGTCCAACGTCCAGTGCCAAGAGTCACGCGGATGTGGTATTGTCATCAAAATACGAAGCTGCGTTACCTCGAACTTACAGATACTAGACCCGAACCGTTCAGCGGTTGGTGGACCAAGCGGTAGACCTACGGTCAAGGCTGGCATCTATCTCAAAGGCCCAATTGCGTGTGGCAACCATATCCACGCAATTGTCATGCCCGCACTGACTGAATACGATTCACCTAACTGGCCTGCTGATACGAGTATCATTCACATTGATGGCGATGACCCGTTTAATTCAACAAACGGCGGGCCGCAGAATAACACGGGGATTATTGAATATCCCGTAAATTACATCCGTCCGGGTGGCAGCATATTAAACGGCGTACAATTTAATGGCTCAGGCTCGGCATTCAGCGGCAATGGATGCATAAACGGCAAGAACCCTAATTTATTTTTAAATGGCGTTCCGTTCTCGCCAGTGGTCACTTCGGCGGCATCTGGTGATTTAATCAGAGTTTTAGACACTTCTGACGTGACTTCTGGCGCTGGCGGGACATGGAAGCTGATTAGTAAGGCTAACTTAAGTGCAATAGCTTTTGGCAGCGCGACAGTTACTATTCCAAGCGGCAGAGGCCAATTCGAGCACCAAGAATCAGTCGCTACAATGGGTATCGTGGCAACTGATAAAATCATGGTAAGCCTTGCCGCAACGGATGAATCAGACGCAAACCCATCTGAGATGCTATCCATTGAAGCGATAAGCGCCACGGCACAAACGGGCGCAATATTATATACAATCGCGTTTAGAGAAAGAACTAGCGGCGCAATAAAACTTAACTATTTGCAGGGGAAATAATATGGCTAAACTATCAAAAGACTTGGGTGCTGGCGGCAATCTTCACCCACGGGAGAATCTATTTATTTCTGGGAACCTAGGCTCATTGAACTCTGAGGTGATCTTGGATGCGGACGGCGCAAGCACGTGCAGCATTAATCTGCGTGGCACGTTCAGCATGACCATCGAGGTATCGGGAACGGTAGACGGGGTAAACTGGACGCTCATTCCTATGCGCCCTATAAACACTGCCTCGGTTGCTTATGTAGCCGCAATTACAGGTGCGGTTGCAGGAATTTGGATAGGTGAGTGCGCGGGGTTTGATGATGTGCGCGCGCGTGTCACTGCTTATACATCGGGTTTGGCATTGGCGCTGCTTTTAACGTCAACTGCCAACTTGCCTAACATTATGAAGCAATCAGCAAGCACGCCTTTAATTGTTACTTCTGTTGGTGTTGCCAGTGCGGCGGTGACTTTAACGCTTCCGGCACCGGGTGCGGGATTGCGACACTATATCACCTATCTGTCCATCAATCGTTTTGCCACTGCATTATTGACTGCAGCCGCCGCCCCTGTAACAGTCACGACAACTAACTTGCCGGGCTCGCTTGCATTTAGTTTTGCAGCGGATGCGGCAGCGCAAGGCACAATTGACCGTTGGCGCGAGGACTTCTCTTTCCCGCTTGCCGCATCCGCACAAAACATCGCGACTACGGTTGCATGCCCAGTTACAACCAATGTCATCTGGCGCGTAACAGGCGGTTACTTCGTTGCGCCATAAAATATGCCATTATTTGATGCAGGGTTATTTGATAGTGATTTATTCGACACTGGCGGGGCATCACCTCCATCCCCTCAATGCGCGCTGTTACTTGAGGATGGAAGCTACAGACTAACAGAAGATGGCGCTTATCGCGTTCTTGAGATTTGCGATATAGCTTCACCTCAATGCGCCAGATTGCTTGAAGATGGCAGCTATAGACTGCTTGAAGATGGCAGTTACAGGATTTTAGAAATTTGCGACGACGCACCCCTGTTCGCGCCTAATGGCAACCGAGAGCGCCGGGAATATCAGCCTACTTATTACGAGCTGCAAACGCAGCGGGACATAGAGCGCAAATTTGAAGAAGCGCGCCTTGAACTAAAAAGCACTGAAACCAAAATAGAAAACCTAGAATTTCGCCGTCTGCGGGATTTAGCTGACCAAGCAATGCAAGCCGAATTATTGCGGCTGCTTATGGCGCAACAGGAATTGCAAGCGCTTATAGCCGCGCTAGAGCAGCAGAAATTAATGGCGTTAAACGATGATGAGGATTTTTTAACGCTATTAATGTGCCTATAATTTTAACCGTTGCAATTAACAAAAAAGGAATGTAATATGGAAAACAATACAGATGTTACCGCCAAAGCGGATTCGCCTGTTGATGATGGTATCACAGTTGAAACTAATGTAGTGCCCGAAAGCGCCGAGCCTGAAAAGGTTAGGCCTGAAGTGGATAAAACTAAGGAAGTAACAGCGCCGGATGCGGAACCCCCAGCGGAACCGACAGAGCCCAGACCCATCAATCCCCGCACTGCCCAAAGGAAAGCCGAAAAGGAACGCTTAATCCGCGATAATGCTGCTATGTCCGAAAAGCTTAGGCAGTATGAGGAGCAGATTAACGCCAAAGATTTTTTGGACCCCTCAAAAAAGCGGGATTTATCAAAAGAGCCTGACATTACTGAATATGACGATGTTTTGGAATATAACCGCGATGTAGCGCGTTATGACCGTAAGCAAGAGTCATTGCAGGAATTGGAGCAAAAACAGATTGATGCATTAGCAGAAAGAGCTGAGGCCGTTCGCGCTGAAAAACCTGACTTTGATGAAAAAGTAACTGCATTAGTTGAAAGCCAACTGATTACACCGGACATTGAGAAATCAATTCTTTCCAGTTCTATGGGTGCTGATGTTAGCTACCACCTCGCGCAGTTTCCGGCTGATTTGATGCTATTACGCGACTTAAAGCCTGAAGTGCTGCCCAGAGCCATGAAGCATATCGAAGCATTCATTAAAAATGGCAACGCAGCGCAGGAAGTTGAAAAGCCAAAAGTCACAAAGGCTGCACCTCCGATTACTCCGCCGGGTGTCACTGCTAATGCCGATAGGCCGCTTAGCTCATACACGCAAGAGGAAATCGAGAACATGCCGCTGAGCGAATACAAAAGTCGATTTATGAAAAAGTAACCGCTATCATGGGATTCCCCCTTGGTAGCTTAACACTATCAAGGGGTATCCAAAATGTCAAACCAAGTTCCTATCCAGACTATCGTTGCCAAGCGCATGCTTTCGCGCTTGCAAAACAAGCTGCCGATGACGACCATGGCGAATAAAGACTTCCAAGCGGAATTGTCTGATTCGCAAAAGCGCTCGGGCGGTATCATTAATATCACCAAGCCACCACTTTACAGCGTCCGTTCGGGTGAAGTGATGGAAGTTCAGTCTACAATCATCCCAGCTATCAGCACCAACCTCAATATGTTCGGTGTTGATATTTCGGCAAGCCAACTTGACCTGCAAATCTCGTATGATGCCGTTCAAAACGGCATGATTGATGGTGCGCTTGATGGGGCTGCATCGGCTCTTGCTGCTAAAATCGAAGCAGACGGCTTTGCGCTTGCTCTCAAAGTGGCTAACGTAGTTGGAACCCCCGGCACCGCAATCACTGACCCAAGCATACTTGCAACGGCTGGCGCAACCATCACCAGCAACGGCGGTATGATTGGCAGGCGGAATCGCATTGGTTTGCTGAACAGCTTCCAAAACGCCAACTTCGCAACGGGCGTGAAGAACTACTTCAACCCTGTCACGACTGTAAACGAGGCATACGCTGATGGTATGCTCGGTAACGGTTATGGCTTCGAACTGTATGATGAGCCTGTTGCTTCGACGTTCACCACTGGTACATACGGCGGCACGCCCCTAACGAATGGCGCAAACCCATCTGGCAACACCATTGTTACTGATGGATGGACGGCGACTACAACCTCGCTCAACGTGGGTGACGCGTTCACTATCGCGGGTATGTTCAACCGTAACCCGCAAACGGGGCTTTCTACTGGCGCACTTAAAAACTTCGTCGTGGCAACAAAAACCGTAACGGATGGCTCAGGTAACTCCACCATCACCATCGGTGAAGACGGAATCATCCTGAGCGGCCCGCGTCGAAACGTCATCGCGGCGGACGGCTCGGTGACCTTTGCGGATAACCTCGCTATCACGGTTATTACGGGTGCATCTGGTACGGTTTCGAAGCAATCGCTGGTTTACGACAAAAACGCATTTACGTTCGCTATGGTGCCGCTTGCTAAGGTGCCAAGCAACATGGGCGTTATGTCGACGGTTGTTAGCGATAAAATGTCAGGCATCTCAATTAGCATGAAAGAAGGTTACGACATGACCAGCAACCAACGCGCAGTTCGTTTTGATGTGCTTTACGCATGGCTTGAAACGTACCCGCAAATTGCCACGCGTATCCTCGGTTAATCACACATAAGGAGTATTTATTATGGCTATTGCCACAACTACCATTAAGACTTCGCTTTTGCGGAATAACGTAAACATCCAACCAGATGCACTGCGGCAAACATTCAACATTAGCACAATCGCCGCTGCTGGCACCACGCAAGGCACGGCAACCGCCATTGGTTCTGAAAGGCCTTTCGTGCTTATCAGCAACAACACGGCTGCTAACGGCGTTGCCCTGCCCACTGCAAGCTATATCGGGCAGGTAATTACCATCTACCCTCAGCTTGTTACTAACGCGCCTCTGGTTTATCCACCTGACGGCGGCGCTGTTAATAGCGGTACGGTAAACGCTGGGGTTGCAACTCCAGCTCGCCAAGCGGTGCAATATATCGCCGTTGACGCCACTGGTTTAAATTACGTGACTATCGGTCTGTAGTCATGGCTAAGAAACCAACGGCAGAAGTCGTTGAGGCTCAAGAATCCTCGGAGGTGGTTTTAGTGACCATTTCCGAGGATGAGTATCAGCGCCGCATCAAACTTGACGTGAGTGACCCTTTTTACATCAATCCATCATACGACAGGTAACGCATGGCTTACACAGCCCTCAATCTAATCACAGATGTGTTATTGGATATGGGCGTGATTGCCGACCAAGAAGTCCCTACGGCTGCACAATCCGTAGGGGCCTTGACCAAGTTAAACGACCTTATTGAGTCATGGAATCTTGACCCGCAGAAACTTTACGGGGCAACGCAGTCCATTTTACCGTTCGTGGCGAATCAGGCAACCTACACGATAGGGCTAGGCGGCAACTTAAATATCGCGCGCCCCAATAACATTACTGCCGCTTTCGTGCGCAATACCACTGCCACACCGTCACAGCAGCAAGATATTCCGATTACGACACTAACCGATCAGCAATGGGCGGATATCCCCGTCAAGGGAATGACTGGCACTTTTCCCTATGCGGTATGGTTTAATATGACCAATCCGCTTATTGTTGCGCATGTGACGCCAATTCCAACGGGCAGCAATTACAGCCTTGTTGTGTGGGATAATAATGACAACGCGCTGTTGGCACTAAATACCGTTCTTGCGCTTCCACCAGCCTATAAGCGTGCGCTAAAATATGGGCTATTTATTGAACTAGCGGCGGGGTATCAGTTGCCAGTGCCAGAAAGCATCGGAGCACTCGCCGCAACATCAAAACTTTCGATTGACCGACAAAATATCCAAATCAACACCCTCGAAACCAGCTGCCCTATTCGCTACGATATTCTCAGCAACAGACTAAGGGATTTTTAGCATGGAAGCGGGCGTTCTGGGCGGTAGTTCACAGCAAGCATCGCTCCCCTTTAACGCGGAGCGCACCGTCAACCTGTACGCTGTTTTAGACCAGCAGGGTAAAAAACCTGCTTCTCTGTATTCAAGGCCCGGCAATAGCGTATTCGCAACGGTAGGCTCTGGCGCTGGGCGTGGTGGGTTTAATGCTACCAACGGGCGCTCTTTTGTGGTTTCGGGCTCAGAGCTTTACGAATTATCGGCAAGCGGGACTGGCACCTTGCGTGGGAGCCTTTTAACCAGCTCGGGTGATTTAACCTTTGCAGAAAACGGCATACAACTAGCTATATGTGATGGGCGCGACCTTTATATTCTTAATTATGCAACCAATGTTTTTCAGCGTGTCGTTTCGCTTAATCTACCAGGCGCCGCTAGCGTGTGCTTTCTTGACGGGTATTTCATCATAAACCGCGCAATCACAAGCGGCATATTCCAAATCTCTGCACCGTATGACGGACTAACTTGGGCGGCGCTTGATTTCGCCACGGCTGAATCGTCACCAGATAGCTTGGTGCGTGTTGCTGCTATTTTTGGGCAGCTTTGGCTTTTTGGCGATATTTCGGTTGAGCCGTGGAATAACACGGGTGCTGCTTCATTCCCGTTTGCACGCGTCAACAGCGCGGCGCGGCTTTCGGTAGGTGTTGCCGCTGGCCAGACTGTTCTTGAGTTAGACAATACGGCGTTTTGGGTTGGCAAGGATATCAACGGTGCTGGCCTCGTTTACAAGGCCGATGGCTATTCACCGCAACGCGTATCAACTGAGGCGATTGAACTAAGATTGCAAGCCGCGCCAAATATCAATTCGCTCAAAGCGATGGCTTACCAAGAGGCTGGCCATGTGTTCTATATCATTACAGGTGGCGGCATGGAAACTGCGCTTGTTTATGATATATCAACGCGGCTGTGGTTTGAGTGGGCGTACCTTAATAATTTCGGCAACTATGAATTACCACTAACGAATGCCCTATTTTATGGTTTTGGCAAAACGCTTGGCCTTGATAGAATCAGCGGCAAGGTTTATCATCAATCCTCAGCGTATTTCTCGGATGACGGGGCGGAGATTGCCCGCGATAGAATCTTCACGCATATTTTTGATAATGGCAATCCATTCCTAATTAAAAACCTTACGATTAATTTTGAAACTGGCGTAGGTAATACTGCAATCCCAAATCCCAAGGCTATGCTCTACCTATCCCGAGATGGCGGGCGAACATTCTATATTTATTATGAGGCATTCATGGGCAAAATTGGCCAGTTCCTTTCGCGTGTGGTGTTCTGGCGTTTAGGTAGGCAGCGGCAATGCACATTCCGTTTGCGAGTGACGGATGCGGTTAAAACAGTGATAACAGGGGGGCAGTTCAACACATGAGCAATATTGCAGCACCCATTGCCGACAAGCTGCTAGACGATGGCGGAAAGCTGCGGCCTTCGTGGGTTGAGTATTTTTCAGCCAGCGACCGTGGCGATGTGGGCACCACATGGAGTCCTACCGTGGTTGACCTAATCAGCGTTGGAGTACCAACCATTAGCGGCGTTTATTACCAGAACTACGGTTTTACTGATTTTGTTGTGAAGATTGTACCCGCCACAAGCGTTAGCTCAACGCTTGGCACCACAACGATTGCTCTGCCATTTGGAGTTACGGCTGACGTTGTCGCCAATACGGTTGCTGGAAGCGGGGTATTTTTTGGCATTGTGAACGCAGCAAGCAGAACGCTATTTTTGCCTACGTTATCAGCGGTTACATTCCCGATAACAATTGCGGGCACGGTGAAGAATTGAGTCAGCTTTTACATTATCCATCGGATTGGTGGATTGAGGAGGAAACACGGGAAGCGATTAAGCAATCCTCGCCGTCGCTTAAGCAATTTATTGCTGATGAGGCAATGAACGATCCTGAGCTTAATGCCTTAAACGCCTTGATAAAAGAACCCGCAAAAGAAGTATTCACTATTCCTCTATTCACAGAGCCATTCTGCAAATTGTTGCTGGAGAAAATGCAGGGAATGCGGTTCAAGCCGAATGACGACGAGGACGCAGCTAGGCAGATTCCTGAGGTGGTATTTTCTGAGGAATGCCCCGCTCTACACGATTCGATGATGTATGTGGCGAAGGCGGTGTTAAATCCTATCTTTATGTCGCTATGGGGCAGGACATGCCACAGCGGCAACGTACAGGTGGCGAATTATAACCCACGTAAGAAAGCCAAGGGCGCGTGGCATCACGATGCGTCGAGTGATATTACGGTTGTAATTCCATTAAATACTGGTTATTATACGGGCGGTGGCACCGAGTTTTCAGGGCGTGGCGAGATTGCCCCCCTGCCCAACGGAACCGCGCTGATATTTCCCTCATTCACGCATATGCATCGTGGCCTTCCTGTAGCGGAAGGAGACAGGTATCTGCTCGTTTTCTGGCTCAAAGGAGACCACCTTGGATAAAGAAGTAAACGCCTATAAAGAACTGGCAGGCAAAGGCCGCAAAGGTGACACCCAGCTTGCCCACGTCACGCCGGGCGAGATGGTCGTCAATCCTGAGGATTTCTCGCCGGAATTTCGCGCCGAATTGGAAGCGCAAATGCGCGCCGCTGGCGTTGACCCGGAGCGCTACACCGTAGGCGAAGGCATGAGCATTAACCCTGAAACGGGATTGCCTGAGTTCGGTTTTAAATTCAAGAAAGTATTTAAAAGAATCGCAAAGCTAGCTCCTCTCGCCGCAGCATTTATTCCGGGCTTAAGCCCTCTTGCCGCAGCTGGCATAGGCGCAGCGAGCGGCTTGGCGACTGGCGGAGGGCTCAGGGGCGCTTTACTGGGGGGCATTGGCGGCTATATAGGCAAGGGCGGCCTTGGCGACACGATGCTTGGCAGGGGGCTTTCCAGCATTAAATCAGGCGCAAGTGGCGCGCTCAGCAATTTTGGTAATTACACGGGCTTAAGTGATGCTTTCAGTTCTGCATCCGGCGCGCTGGATGGCCTCTATAAAAACAGCTTGGCGGAAAGCGCAATTAATAGCGGCGGTGATGCGCTGAGAAGCGGTGCGGAGGGATTAAAATCACTCGGCATCAATACATCCAGCACATCGCCAACAGCGCAACCATCCGTGGGCGGTGGTGCTTCTGCATATGGCCCTTCTAATTATAACTCACGGATAAATGAATATGGCCCGCAATTACCAACTGAAGGAGCAACTCAAGTGGCACAGAAAGATTACGCATCACCATTACTGAGCGCTTTGCTTGGTAGCAGAACAAATAACCAAGCCGAGAAAGCATTGCTTGCCGGGCAAAACGCTAACCGTGAATTGCTGGCACCCTATGCCAACGGCTTTAACTTCGCGCCCGGCGATTTAACACAAGACCCGGGTTATCAGTTCAACTTGCAGCAAGGTACGCAGGCAGCGGATAGGGCGCAACTCGCACGCGGTGGGTATTTTTCAGGGGGAGCTGCTAAAGAACTAGCGGAGTTTAACCAAGGGCTGGCGGATAATACGTATAACTCGGCCTACAATCGTGCATTACAAGGCCGCCAAGCTGGTCTACAGGGCGCGCAAGTAATGGCTGGCGTTAACGACAATTTCGGCAACATCAAAGCGAAAACCATCAGGGACACTGGCAACGTGTATAGCGGGGCGCTGGGTTCGTTCCTTGGTGGCGATTCATTCACAAACACAGGCGCGTTGCGGGGCGGACAGCAAATGCCCGATTGGCTACGCGAACTGGTGCAGCAGGGTAGATAAAATGGCGGTTGATTTAAGCGTTTTAGATGGACAAAAGACGATTATTGACCAGCTACAGCTGCAGGAGGCGTTCGAGCTAAAAAAGGCGCTGGCTATCCAAGGGGCGCAGCGTAGTGCTTTAGAGATGCAAGCGTTACAATCGCAAGCTGCTAACGGTGGTTTGAGCTTAAAAGATATGATGAGCTTCCAGATTCAGCAGCAAAATAATGCAGCGAATCAGGATATTCGCCGTGAAGGATTGGCTGTAAGAACGGATATGGCGGAACAGGCGCGGCAAGCGGCGCGGCAAGCAATGCAAGATGTATTAAATGAGAAAAACAACGAAAAACTAGATAAATTAAATAGAGGAAAAGCCACTTTTGAAGATAGTTTGGCTTCTATTGCTGAACAATATAAAAAGTTAAAAGATGGTGGCGGCATTTCAAGTGTCAAAGATGGCTGGGGTTCTAATGCCATTACTGGTTTGCAAACTTCATATTTAGGGCAGGGGGTTGGTGGTTTATTGGGCACTGAAAACCAATCGGCACGCAACCAAATCGGTAGCACAGTACCTTTGCTTACTAACGCTATTAAAGAAGCAACTGGTATGTCTGCACAGCAAATGAATTCTAATATCGAGCTGCAAACATTCCTTAAAGCATTGGGTAACCCCGAAAAAGATTATGAAGCAAATATGGGCATTGTCGGGAATTTAAGCAGAAAGTTTGGCACAGGTGAAATTGCACAGGCTCTTGGTAATAAATCGCCAGTAGCTAATTTCGCAGCACCGTCCGCAACACTCGAAGAATTGCTGGCTGAGAAAGCGCGGCGAGGGGCTGGACAATGAGCCTAAGCAACCTTACTGATAGCCAACTAGAGGCGGCCATTGCGGCCAAGCAGGGGAAATCTAGTCTTGTGCCTACGGTGCTCCGGCTCGAAAGCGGCAATCGCGATTTTAACGCGCAGGGCGGTGTTCTGACGTCACCTACTGGCGCGAAGGGACGAATGCAGGTTCTGGATAGTACTAATCGTGATCCGGGTTTCGGAGTTCGCCCTGCACAAGACGATGGATTAGAGGAGCGCGCACGTGTGGGGCGTGATTATATCGCCGCCATGCAAAGCCGCTACGGCAATGATGAGCGGGCGCTTGCTGCCTATAATGCTGGCCCGGGCACGGTGGATGGGGCTCTCAAGGCGGGCGGCGATAATTACTTAACGCTCTTGCCGCAAGAGGCGCAAAATTATGTGAAAAATAGCACCGTTACCAAAATCGTACCCACGGCGAATAAATCTTTCGCTCCCGCCGTAAGCGCACTCACCGACGACGATTTAGACGCGCAGATCGCGGCACTGCAAAACTCGCAGGGTTCTACCGAGATCCCGCAAGAGCGAAGCGCGAAAATTAATGCAGAAGCGCCCATGTCTCCCGCCGCTGCCCGCTTCCAAGGATTCAACCAATTAGTGCCCAACGGCGAGCGTTTAACCGCTGGCGCAGCATCGCTTGCACTTGCGCCATTTACCGACAGAACCGTTTCGGAACTCTACGAGACAGCGCGCGCAAAACAGACGGCAACATCTGAGGCACACCCAGATCACATATTAACTGGAAACTTAGTAGGAGCCGCAGTTACACTGCCAATAGGTTTTAGCAAGGCCATAGCAACAACTCCGGGGTTAGGGAATGCAGCAAATGCGCTCAGAAACACAGCCGCCGCCAGTACTAATTTTATTGGGCGTGGTTCGAACCTCGCCGCACGCGCAGTACGCTCTTCAGCTGTGGCCGCTCCCGTCGGGGCGGCGTATGGTTATGGCGCTGGCGATGAAGGTTCTCGCTTTGAAGCTGCCCTCACAGGCGCTGGGGTATCTGGTGCTATTGCTGGTGCCGTTCCTCTCCTTGGTTTTGGGATAGGCGGGGCTCTTGGTTATGGGGTGGATAAGATCGCACGGTGGGCAGCAACAAAATCGGGCGAGATAGCAGGCGATGTAAAATCACCGGAAGCGATAAGAAAAATATACAAGCGCATCGCCGCCGATTACGGACCGGAAGAAGCGCAAAGGGTTATTAACAGCTACTCTTCAAAACAGGGCCAGTCGCTGGTGGAGGCGGGCGGAAATCGGACGGCGAGCCTTGCGGAGGGTGCGGCACAATACCCGTCAGGTGGGGCTATAGCTGATGAGTTTTTCGATGAAGCAACGGGAATGGCTCCCGAAAAATTAAAATCGTCCATCACAAAAAACGTAAGCCCATCCGTTAATTATTACGACACGGCTGATAAAATTTATGCGGATGGTCGCAAGCTCGCAGACCCGCTTTACAAGGAGGCGTTCGCGGCAAACCAGAAGGTGGAAACGCCAATGATTAACCGCATCTTGCGGACACCTGAAGGCCGCTCTGCGTTGAAGGAATCCGTTGCCAACATGCAAAACGAGATGGCGCTAGCATCGACCCCTGACGCTGAATTGACGATGCTGGCCCGTGAGGCTGGCATGTTGGCAACAGGTAAGGGCGTGGGTAAGGGCTTAAAGCTGCGCACGCTAGACTACGTTAGTGAAGCGATGGGTACATCGATATCGGCGGCGAAGCAAGCAGGCAATAGAGGTGAGGTAAGACGCCTTACAAAGTTAAAAAAAGGCTTGTTGAGCGAAATAGACGCACTGGACACCACAGGGCTTTACGCAAAAGCGCGCAAGGCATCTGGCGACTATCTATCGGCTGAGGAAGCGCTGGAGGATGGAGCCCGGTTCTTGGGCGAAGATTCGCAACTAATTAAGCGCAATTATGACGCGATGGGGGCAACCGCAAAAAAAGCTTATAAGGCTGGCGCACTCAAGGCTATGCGCTTAAAAATTGACAACCCTACAGACGGCACGAACATTGCGCAGATGTTTAAGAGGTCGGCAACCAGACAAAAACTAGAAGCAATACTTTCGCCTACGGAATACACAAAATTGATGAATGACGCGCTGGCGACGGATAAAATCTACACCCTGAGAAACCGGATTGCTGGTAATAGCAGAACAGCGCAGCGCCAGATTGCAGCAAAAGAATTCGAAAAAAATGGCGTGGGTATGGTGGCGGATATGGCGACCGGGACCCCGTTGCGAACTGGATTTAATCTTATCAAAGGTGTTGCCAAAAAAGCGGTGAGCGGAATCAGCGACGAATCCGCCGCTGAAGTATCCCGAATTCTCTACGCTACTGACCCGCAGGAAAAATACAAAATTGTTAAAGAATTAAGCAACATGGCGAAAATAAAAAATCCGCGCGGGACTGAAGCTGGAAAGAAATTGGAGGCGTTTTATGCGCTTAGCGATGCCTTGAAAATGAGCAAAAACGGCGCCAAACTCACCAAACAAGACCTACAAAAAGCGTTTGAAGCTAAAAAAGGAAAAACCCCATGAGCGTACTTCTTCTCCCCCCTATATTTCAATTTTTCGACAACAACGGCGACCCCTTGGCTAATGGGTTCGTCTATACCTATGCTGCGGGGACTTCGACGCCATTAGCGACCTTTACATCGTCATCAGGGCTTATCGCCGCACCTAATCCGATTGAGCTAAACGCATCCGGACGGCCCACTTCAGGCAGCGGTGCAATATGGGGCGAGGGGGCTTACAAGTTTATCGTGCGCGATGCAAACGGTGTGCAAGTGGGCGATACGCTAGATAATGTGACTTCCTTCAATTCGCTCGCTGACGCAGCAAATGCGTACGCTGAAACATTCTCCGGAAACGGCGTGCAAACGGTATTCACTACCTCACAATCACTAGGCACAGACCCTAAAGGTTTATTTGTCAGCACCGCTTCTGGGTTGCAGGAAATAGCTGTTAATGGCAGCTTCTCCAGTGACACGTCATGGACGAAAGGCGCTGGCTGGACAATCGCATCAGGCGTGGCAACGGCTACGGGTGCTATTTCTACCGCCATTAGCCAAGTGCCTGTTATAACGCTCGTAGCCGGCCAAGCGTATGCCGTCACCTACACCATTACGCGGTCAGCAGGTGGGTTAATTCCCTCTCTTGGTGGCCAGAATGGGACTGAGCGAACGGCATCAGGCACCTACCGTGAAATTATCATCGCCGCCGCCACGACTCCCGTTGCTTTCACGGGCAATGCGTTTACTGGCACGCTTGATAATGTGTCCATCACCGTTGCAACTAGCCAGCCGATGGTGCTGTTGCCCGTGACTGGTTACACCATTTCAGGCACTACTTTAACCTTCGCCTCTCCCCCTGCTTTGGGCACAAATAACATTGATGTGCGTTCGCCTTCGCTCCTTTTGGGGGCTGCTGCATCCTCAGCGGCATTAGCTCAATTATACGCGGGGCAAGCATTAACCAGTGCTACAAATGCTGCTACGAGTGCAGTACAAGCGTTAAGCGTGAGCAAATGGAAACCAGCCGTTGCATGCGCCACCACTGCGAATATCACGCTTTCAGGCGAGCAAACAATTGATGGCGTGTTAACTTCCGCCTTTAGGGTTTTAGTTAAAGACCAAAGCACGGCAAACCAGAATGGAGTCTACGTTTCAGCGGCAGGAGCATGGGCTAGGGCGTCAGATGCCGATACGGCGAGCGAGCTTCTGTCACAACTGGTGCAAGTCACTTCTGGCACAGTTAATAGTAGTAAATACTTTGCTAATACCAATGAATCTGGTTTTATCCTAGGCGTGGATGCAGTAACGTGGACTGAGATTTCGTTCACTGGTTCGGTTCCATTTGTAAACCCCACTGCTATAGTGGCAGCTTACCTGGACATCAAAGAAGCCACCAATAACGGCACTAATCGTCTTAGATTGACGGTTCCTACTTCGCTGGGGTTCGATGCCACCTGCACACTTCCATTTGCGGGCGGTACGCTGGTAGCTGAAGATAATGCGGTTGCACTCACTAACAAGACATATAATGGTGTTACCCTGAGCACAGCAGGTAATACTACATCCTATTTAAGCGCCGCCGGTACTTATATCACCGCCTTCACCAGCACCGCCCAAACTATCACCTCTGGTGGCCTATTGACTTTGGCGCATGGATTAGGACGCAAACCAGATGAGTTTTATTGCTGGCTCACCAACGTTACTACACAGGCGGACTGGGTCGCGACTGATGTAGTCCCTATCGGCGTCAGTCCGAACTACGGCGGAACGGGAATCCAGCAATGTATCTATGCCGACACCACTAACGTCTATGTGCGCTTTGGTAGCGATTCGTCCCCATATGCCATAGGCAATAAATCAACAGGGGCGCAAGCTGTGCTCACCAATGCCAACTGGACATTCTCGGTTAGGGCGCGCTAATGCTCATTCTCCTCGCAGGACTTTTAGCGCGCGCCGACGGCTGGGGCTACGACGGTAGTCGCCCTGCGTGGAAACGCGCAGCCAAATTCCTCAATGCATGGACATGCTCTGGCATTTTCGGCATGCTCATGTTGCTGGCTACGGGCAACATTTTTGTGGCGCTCGCATCGTTCTTGGCGTTTGTTATCTGGCGGCTACCGGGTTTTAACGGCTGGGAGAACTACCGTAATATGTTTATCCGTGGCGCTTGGACGTCAGCCATTGGCTTTCTGCTAATCGCCTTGGCGGCGCAGGTTAGCCCGCTATGGGCACTGCTATTCATCCCATTTTCGGCAGTGTATGCGGGCATCTACGCGGGAGGGTACAAATACCTGCCGCAAATGATTCTGGGGTTTGACCGCCACGTGTGGATCGAGCATGCATCCGGGTGGGCAT